GCTTCACTATTTTCTACCCCAACAGTAATATCTTCTGGAATTGAAAAAATATAACTCGTATTGTCCAATGACCCTGTACAAACTATACCTGCTTTGAGGGTAACTGTTTTGACCGAAGTGTTAATATTGTTTACTATAAAGGAAATGTTTGCTTTTGCTGCTCTTCGTGACAATGGAACAAACCCTATGTTCCTTGCAAGAGAGACTACATTCTCTCTAAGGGTTGCACTGTCAAGGAATGCCTCATTTGCCACCATATTGGTGTTGTAGGCAGTCAGATAAGTGTTATAGGCAAGTACATCAATCAGAATAGAAAAGTTAGAACCTTCAAAATCAAAGTCAGTAAAGGTTGAATTTGACCTTAAGTAATCTTTAATGGAGGTTCTAATCTGATCGAAATCCAGATTAGTGAAATCTGTAAAAGCCATTAGTACCTAGTTGGTTGTAATATGAAGTTAATTGCCTGCGTTGGAAGAGGAAGTCCAACAATATCATAAACAATTGTAATATCTAACTCATTATCTTCTGGAAAAATTCCAACATCTACACGTCTGACTGTAACTCTTGGTTCAAAGTTAGAAAGAAGTGTTCTAATTTCTTCTTGAATTGGGTCTACAAGTCCACTATCTGCAAGTTCAAAGAAGTAATTTTCTACATTAGACCCTAACAGTGAGTTAAAAAACCTTTCACCTATTCTTGTTCTAACTAAATTAACAACAGAACGCTTAATTGCATCTTCATTTGTTAATGTTCCGATGTCATTTGTTACAGGGTGCCTTAAGAAAGACAAGCTGATATCTTTAAATCCTCTTGAAATATTCTCTAAAGGCACCTGCAACTACGTAATAAGATACTTTTATTTATTGAGGTTTCCCATAGGTTGGTTCAGTTCCATATTCCCAATCATCATAGTCTTCATCATTACGAATTGTTTCATGAATTTCTGCTTGTTCCTTTAAAAAATGCTTATTTCTTGGAACATCATCATGCATAATTTCTTGAATTGTTCTTTTATCAAATTTTGTATCATAATCAGTGACTAAATTTGTAGTCCCCCACATTTGATACATGTAATTTTTGTCTCTATCTACAGGTAAGTTTGCCATTGTGCTCCTAATTCGAGTGAATTAGAACTTTTTAAGGGGTTGCCATCCCTATTTCGTACATAAAATCATCAGAAGTTTCAATTTTTCTTTTATTTTCAACTGAATATTCAGTCAAATCTATTTCATAACCAGGATTTTTTGTAATTCTGTTGCGAATCCAGGCATCATCATACCACAAAATCTTATTATTTGGGTATGCATAGTAATTTCCATTGTCCATTTTGAAAAAATGTGCACATTTATGCTCTGGAGTCTCACTGAAATTGGTATTCAAGGTTGATTTTGATTCCCAAGACCAATCTAGGGTGAACAAATAGACCCCTTCATTCTTTTCGCCCTTGTAATTAATCAATTCTGCACGCAATCCAGCAAGTCTAGACCTTACTTGAACATCAATATAAGGCGAAAAGCAATCCCACCACATACACTCCTCTAATTTTGGCACTGGAGCATCAGGTTTCCAGCAAAATGCATGAATTGGTCTTCTAGTCCAGTTAACGCCATTCTCTAAAAATGCTTCAAAGAGGGGCACATGCTTCTCCAAAGATGCCACTGAGTGAACATCACATAATGTTACTTCACCATGCCCTTCCTTATGATTGTAGAGAAACTCATTTCTTATATAACATGTAAATGTAGGAAGATTGTGATTCAGATATGACATAAACACCTAATAAAAAAGCAGGAGTTTCCTCCTGCTCTATCTATATCAATTACCTTGACCCCTATAACGCTTCTTCCTACCATTCCTTGATGTGGCAGAGAGTTTGGTATTTTGAGAACAACCCTGACGAGTCTTCTTAGGTTTTGACTCAATAACAACTTTATTAGTCAGTGAAGGACGCTTTGCCATAATTAATTTTCCTCTAGATCACCTACACATTCTACCACAAGATCCTCTGGATTGGGAACCCCTGTCTCATAAAACTGTTGAGACAGGTCTTCCATAATTTCCCACAACTCTTCTTGAGAGAGATACTGGTACAGCACCCTCCCATCACAAAGAATTCTAAATGATTCTTGTTTTTTCATGACCTACACGAATCTGTGGATTGCACCAGATTTCAAAACCTGCCTTCTTTGCCTCTAAGCAGAAGGAAACATCCTCACCACACATATCCTGAACATCGCCAGACTCAAAGACCTGCATCTGAGGGGCAAACCAAGGATACTTCATGTCTGGGTGCTCAAATACACCATGCTTAACCAGAACCCAACCAAAGCCTGTGTAATCCACAGTGAATGGTTTCTTTCTGTTGGAAAGGTGTCTACCATCTCATGGTTCATGACGCCACCATTCTTGGCAAAGTCTTCTTCTTCTAACCAATGTGCAACTGAGGTAGTTCTGCCATCCTCTGTGGCATACCAACCTGCAGCAATATCCTTGTCCATCTGAACCAATGCCCAGAATGCATCAGTGTTAAAAACAATATCAGAATCAATCCACAACTGGTAGTCGTATTGAAGTTTACCCTGCCAAGGTAATTGATCAGGACCTGCAAGAACATTAGCACCAAGAACTTTACAACGTGCAAAGTTTACCATTGATGAATAATCTTGTGAAATCTGAATAGATGCTCCTGCCTGTACTAAATCAAAGCACAGTTGCACGAAGTTCTTCAGGAAAATATATGATACGCCCCGACCTGGAAGACAGAATACAATAGTCTTACCCCTAATCTTTTCTAAACACTCTTCTCTATTAAACAGGGGTTGTTGTTCTTCTGAAGGTGCTTTTGCTTTTACAGTAAATCCTTTTGCCATAAAATTATCAAATGTTATGATGATACGTATCAACTCAATGATACTGCATTATTTATTATTAGTCAAATACTGCAGTTACACTGATAATCTTTGCCTTTGGATTTCGTGCCTGGGCAGTTTCCTTTGCATCTTTATAATCTCTTGCATAGACTTCCTCATAGAAGATCTTACCTGCCACATACAATTGTACTTTACACTTCATTTTTAATTCTCCAATAATTCTATTTTCTGTCCCCACACCCATCTTGTTTCTCCTGTAGGATTTGGATGTAATTCATAATATTCATCCTCACCTAATTTTCTATAAGCATAATGGGTTCCATCCTCGCGCTCACAAATATACTCACACTTATGGGGAGAGTATAAACGGGCCTCAATGATCTTATCGCTTCTTTTTAGCATCATATTCAATTACAATTTTCCTGTGTTCTGTATACTTATCGCTGCAAACTAAGTATGTCAGTTTGCCACCTAAAAGTTTTGTAACATTCTCCAATTGATCCTTTGCCAATAATTCATTAATTTCCATTGTGATACCTCTTACATTGTATTTCATAGTTTGGGAAATGGTGCGTCCTAAGAGCATTGTATACAATAAATGCATTAGTTATGAAAATACACAGAAACATAACCAAACGAACTATAGCAACTTGGTCTGCTTCTTTGTCTGTACTTCCACTCTTTTCCCCCAAGGACTTTGCCACAATCCTCCACAGGGTCTTCTTATTCTTTTTCATTGTCAATTACTATAAGAAACTCTTCTACCTGAAAATCAGTAGAAACACCTGCACTAATCATCTGGGATATACCTGTGAGTGTTTTCTGGCATTCTGATAAGGTGCCCTCACAAAACACCCTGTCTCTTGCAATCAACCTATATGTCATTTTTTATACTGGGAAAATTTTTTTATATAATGGGTTCCAATAATACTTAGAGTGGCACACAGGCAAAGCACAATATACTCTAATTCCTCAAAAAAGTCTAGGAAATTTTTTACCTGGGGAAAATTTTTTTTATTCATCTTGATATCGCTCTCGCTGTTTGTCACCTCTGTAGGTTAGGGTAGTTGTGGTTTTTCGCATTACACCCCCCCACCAACCCTCAAGGGCACAAATACCTGCCAATTCACTATAACACACATCACAAATACTGTCAAGTTACATACACTGCCATTCTCACACATTCTCACAGTTAGTTATACTGTAAGTATAAACAGTTTTTGATACTTTCTCCACAGTTTTTCCCCAGATTATTATAGTTTTTCCACAGTTTTTCCCCAGATTATTATAGTTTCTCCACAGGGTTGTGAATAACTTACTCACAGCATCTTACAGTATACTGTATCACTGGGATTTTGTCAACTTGTGCAGGTTTTTAGACTGTCCCAGGGGTCTTGACTTTTCAGAGAGTTTGTGATACAATGGGGGCCAAGATCACAACAACTCTAGACATTTACAGACATTCACTGAATATAACACAATTAACACACTTTATCCACAACATTGTTGAAAACCTGTTGAAAACTCAACTACATTTATTTGCACATTTATTTTGATTTCATAACATTCTACGGAATACACATATCACCACAAATCTACATCTAAAATGTCTTCCATGTAGTATACTAACTCACTCACATAAGACCACTCCAACCATGCTACATTCCTCTGTTCATCAGTATCGCACTGGGCAATCACTTTATTACACTCTCGCTTGTAACTATCAAGTGCTAGGATGATTCTTTGTGCATCCTCTTGACATAACTCAATCTTGAAAACTTTATTCTGTTTCATACTAACTTAGGACATGAACATAATCAATGGATTTAATACACCAACCAGATGCACATGTCACCTCTTCAACTAGATCATCTTCATCATCTGCATCCCAATGTGTACCAATGTATTCTGATGTTAGATAATCTTTATCAAATGAACTTAGGTCCTCTTCATCATCAAAATCAAACTCAATGTGTGTAACTTGGTACATCATTTCTGGATCTTTTTGATAGCAGTGGTGATAGATGTAGTCAGGAGAATACAAACATCTTGCTTACAGACAGCATACACAGGTTGTTTGGTTTGAATGTCAAAAGTATACTTAATGGTCATCAAACTTCTCCTCCTTCATGAAGTTCAAACATCATTGCATTGATCTCATCATGATCAACTGCCATTGAATCCCACCTAACATCATCAGCAGTGGCAATCTTATCACAATTATCCATGCACCTAATGAACTTGATGTAAGGTGATTCTTCATTAGCATTGTGATACTCTACACATGCAACAGCAGTGTTATACAGGAAGGCATTATTCTGCATCCACAGAGATACATTCCAGGTTTCATAATTTGCCCAACCATTATAAGTTTGCTGGGTCATTGCTTTGGTTTCATTCATCATACATGTATGATAGCACGGATTCAGGGTTTTCGGTAAATGTTTGTGCCACTTTAATTAGTGGCACATGGTATCACCCAGGATCAGAAATCAATGGTATCATCATAATCATTCTCCATGATGTAGGCATCATCAGGCACAGGAACTTGATCCTCTTGAGTATCAACAACTGCATCCAGTACAGTGAGAAGATCATCACCATTTTGTGCCTTTGCAAGCATCACCATAGCAGCAGTTTTAGGCAGATTCAGTGTAGCAGTCATGATGTTAATTAGAGTGAAAAAGTGTTAGTGAAAGAGTGTGATTCAATAGTTCTTGATGAACACGAATCCATTGTTGAAAGCATAATCATATTGGAGATTTTGTTCCCAGGTTGCTTCCCAATCTACCACAACAAACTCAGGAACTTTATATCCCATGTCATCACAGTAAACTTCAGCAAAGATCTCAGGAGTTTCCCATTCTCCATGATAGGCATCCTCAAACCTTTCCACTTCCTGAATACCAAACTCTTCAATGAAGGCATCAACAGCAGCATAGGAATTGTCCTCACCAAAGCGAACATAATCATCATAATAATTGATGAAATTATCATCGCCATGCTCATTGATGAAGTCCAGCATATCATCAAGATGGAAAGAATCTTCCATCAATTCTTCAATCTTACTGCGCAGAGTATCACTAACCTCAGTCAGATAGTTGTCAACAGTAAGGGCAACAGGTTGAATGTTAGTTTGAAGAGCAATCATTTGGTTGGTTTGAGTGTTGTTTTGTTTTTCCATACTAGTATGGTAGCACATTTTTGGGGTCTGTGCTCATTTAGTGTGACGGTTCTACAACTGGCACATCAGTATAAAGGAGGCAGACAACATTGTGCATTTGGATAATCATAAATGCCAGAACATTGCCTAGCATTTTAGGATCATTGGTCACCATAATCTGCCCAGAAAGCATCATTGTGGGAAGGACGAATACAGGTTACAGCATGATCCTCAATGACTTTTGCATTGAATGGACTATCATCAACCCAGAATTGAATGTCATCCCAAAAGCGAAGAATATCCATCAGTTGATGACCTTTAGCAGTGGAACCAGTTGCATCATCATCTGCATTTTTCATGTAGAGTGCATCAAACTCAGGCAAATGTTCCTGCAACCAATATGCTGTACCATCTGCAAATGTATCAGGTCTGGCAGTAGCAATGACTAGATCAAATCCCATAGATTTGCAGTGCTTTGCAACATCTACAACTGCATCAATAGCAGGGAATTGATCACATTCTTCAAACCCTGATTGATCACCATGATGACACAAAGTTGCATCTAGATCAAATACAACACACTTAGGGTTTGAGATGTTGTAAATTAGTTTTGAGAATGTTTTGTTTTTTTCCATACCTGTATGATAGCACGTTTTTAGGGATTTGTCAAGTGTATTGTGACACTAGTACAAGTGGCACATGGTATCACTCACTCGTCGATCATTGATGATACATCTTTTTGCATGAGTTTGAGACTATGTTCATTCCAATTATCCAAGTTAAAATCACCACTAGGATAATACAGTTCAGATAACCAGAAATCATAAATCATCTGATTTGAGGATAACTTTGCAAATGCTTTGTTAATAGCATCCATCACATCAGTCTGATTCATTTTCAAGGTAAGATTTGAGGAGTTGAACATCATCTAGAACCATCTTTAGTGCTGCTCTACTATATCCAGCAGCATAGGGATAACCTTTCTCAGGATGATCTATTGCCATCTCTGACTCATAAATTGACTGCTCAAGATCCCTCACAATTTTATTCAGTTTCAGTTGCACAGTTTCATTCATCACCAGACATCATATTCCTCAAGTTTTGAATTGCTATTTTATCTGCGTCTTCCATTCTCTTCTTGAACTCGAGACTATTGATTATTGCATCTGCTCTTGGAGATGTTCCTTTTTTCTTACCTAATTTAAGCATTTCATCAATCAGTTTCAGTTGCACAGTTTCATTCATCAGCAAGCACCTGCCATAGGATTACCAAGTTGCGGAAGGTTGCTGTTATCTTTGGTCACAATGTAACCAAAACCAGCATACTCACGCAGTTGAACTTTCTTCTCAACTTTGTTAATGAACTTCTTGGAAATTGTCTCAATTCCTTTCCACTCAAGCACCTTAAGTGTCCAGGTTTCAGATATATCTCCAAAAGGTGTTTTGACAGGATAAAATGACACTACCATTGTGCCATCTTTAGATTTAATTGTGGGGAAGTCAGTCATTTGTTTTTCCATACTAGTATGGTAGCACAGTTTCAGTGGTTTCGGTAAATATAGCGACCAGTTCCACAACTGGCACATGATATAATCAAACAGGGAGAATAGAGAAAGTTCCGCACCACTTGCGCACCCACAGCAGAGTATCATAATATCCACGAGGATTGGACATCACCATACTCACATTCTTCTCAGGATTGAAAGCAATAGCAACATACTTATAAACATCATGGGATTCTTCAATTTCTTGAATCCACATTTGATTCACTTTACCTTCCTTCCAGTTAGTGTGATAGTGGAAGATTTCAGATGCAATTTGATTTTTCATACATGTATGATAGCACACTTTTGGGGGATGTGCTCATTTCGTGTGACAGTTCTACAACTGGCACATGGTATCATTCAAATGCCACACATTTGTGGGATAAAAGCTAGTGACAAGATTTGAACTTGCGACCTATGGTTTACAAAACCATTGCACTACCACTGTGCTACACTAGCAAAAAAGTTATTTAGTTATCATTTACAAATTGAATGATGAACCAAATTACCAATGAAATTGCACCAATAAGTAGAATCCACTTCCAGGCATAGATTAACAACATCACTACAAGACCAATGAGTACTAAACCTCCACTAATTTCTGATGATGAACCAGATTCAGATTCATTATCACTATACTCACTCCATGAGTTAGTTGTTCTCACAACACAACCAGGATTTGCACGTTGAACTCTTGCAACAGCATCATGTGAGGTAGGTGCCTCTACAGTTTCTGTGTAGTATTGAAAGAACTCAGTGTTAGGACCTGGACGAACTTCCACTTCATAAATCATAACTCAGTTACCTTTGTTATTGTATTCCTGAATGTATTGCTTGAGAGTATCAACATAATCATCAGGGTTCTTAATAAAAACTTGCGTTTCACCTGAATGACAAGAAATCAAGGTCACAATTTGTTCTACTTTTTGACCAGTCATTTCCTCATACATCATAGCATAACCAGTCTCCTGAACAAAATAGTTTTGAATCTGATTTTCATACTTTGGTTTAGAAGAACTCTTGAAGTCAATTACAGACAGTTTACCATTGTATTCTGCAATACAATCTACACGACCTGCAATACCAAGTTGTTCAGAATACAGAGCACATTCCTGATAGTGAATGTTATTCACATCATCAAGAAGTGCCTTGAATTGATTGAACAATTTGAGTGCAACTTCATACTTCTCAGTATCATAATCTACATCAAGATTGTTGACATAATCTTCCACAATTTTATGGAACTTAGTGCCATTGTTTGATGCAAATTGACTGATTTGATTTGCTACATCAACACCTACACGTTCCCTCCACTCTGCAATAGATTTGCGATTCTGATAGGAAGTAACTGTAGTAACAGAAGGCAACAGTTTGCCATTCACAACATAACGACGTGAACCATCCACAGTTTCAGTGGGAATGTCTGCAAGAGTAGGCAGATTGAGGTGATTAAACTTAGTTTGGGTTTGCATAATGTTGTTGTTAATAATCAAAGGAACTCAGCAATATAATAGTCAACAGTTATTTCGAGTTCTGCTGCTTTTGCTTCAAGTTCCATAGCATACTCATCTGCAATTTGCGCATCTGCATGTTCACAGAAAAGATCTAAAGTGGATTGGTGCATAAACTTATCTTTCATACATGTATGATACCACAGATTTACTAAAAAGTCAAGCATAAATGGACAGTTTTACAAGTGTCACATGGTATAACTTTGTTGTTGCATCTTGTGCAAATCTTGTTTCATTTGTTTGTCTGCATTTGCACTGATAATGTTAAGCAACATCAGACAAGCAATACAAAATAAAGCACATTTAAGATTTTTCATTTGTAGAGATAAGAACCTGCCCAATCTGCACGTTTGTACATCTCTTCACGAGATTTGTCATCAAGAAGATTATACCTTACACCATTCAATGCAGGTGCAGACCAAGTTGCAGATTTGTATACATCACCAGTATTCAGGTTCACAAATGCATGAGCACTGCGTTGCTTACTGTCATTGGTAACATGAATAATCTTGGCATACTTTTTGCCTTTGGTGTAAGTGTATTCATCAACACCTTCACCTTCACAGAGTTTCTCAATCTGCTGTTGATGCCATTCTACACTATCACCTTTTGCAATATAATCTCTGTGCCTTGCAATAGAATAAGACTGGTAGTTAGTGCGAAGAACTTGACACATTTCTTCAATCTTATCAATAACTTTTTCAGTCATGAGAGTGGTTTGTTTGTTCATACTGTGTATGATAGCACAGTTTCATGGGTTTTGGGGATTATAGCGACCAGTTCTACAACTGGCACATCACTATACTTTAGGAAGGTCACATTGTGTCACTATTTCATAATCAGATCCATCACTAAATGCTGCTGCTGTGTTATAAATCTCTTTTGCCCTATACAATAAATGCTCAAGATCTTCAATTAGTTCACTCAAACTATCATCAGTTTTACCAAGCAAAGCATCATCAATTCTATCAAATGCTGCTGCTGTTTGTAGAGTATGCTTGTGTATCATGATACTTTATACTTTGCTTTTATTGATTGTAATACTTGTTTACGTGCTTTAATCTTCCCTTTGGACACACCTCTGGGATTCTTTTTCTTGCCTGAATTGTGTATCCAGTTGGGAGTCATTGTCTTAGAAGTGTATAGAAAAGGAAAGGGGCATTGTGCCCCTATTTATTATCAAGCAGCAACAGGTTCAGTCACACTATCAATAACTGTGCTGTCATAAGCATCAAGTGCTTCAACAAGTTCAGCACCATTTTGTGCACTTTGCAGACTCATAATGAGTTGAGAAGCAGCGAAATTGGTATCAGCAAGATCAGCAGCAAGAGACATCAGATTGGTAGACATAATAAAGAAAGTGGTAAGTGAACAAAGTTGTGTAACTTTATCGGTCAGACATTTCCAACCCTTAGGCAAACACATTCCTATAAATCAAACAGTTAGTTCTATACTGACATCAGACTCATCTTCATCAGGAAGACTATAAATGAGTTGGTAATAATCATCATAATCAACACCCAAATAGGATGCAAAACCCTCTAAATCATCATGCAATCTACAAGTGTCAATCATGTTTCCTCAACTGTTGATGTAATCATCATAGCACATAAACTTACGTTTTGGGAGTGTTATGTGCCACTTCAACTTGTGTCACAGGCATAGCATTAACCTGTGGCAAGTTAATGAAAGGATCTCCTACAAATAGGATAACACAAAGGCAGACACCTTTCCAAACTTTATTAGACATCGTAGATTTTGTTGAAATTAAATTGATCCTCAAACCATGCTTTTTCTGCATCATCCCAGATGCTAAGTCCAAGCAAGAAACTATAATGTTCTGCCCACACTCTACAACTATCCTCAAACCATTCATTACTGGGTTTGCTAACAGAATAATCTTGAAAGTTCATTTGTTTGTTTGTCATGAATACATGATAGCATAAAAACTGGCACTGTGCTCATTTACAGTGCCAGTTTTACAAGTGTCACATGCTATACATCAATTTCAGCAAGTTTTTTCTGTTGTCGTAAGTCTTTGATGATAAGTTGCAGTTCAAATACATCTTGCCTACAATCTTCAAGGTCTTCACACATGATTTCATACTGATATTCAGACTTACAATTCCTAATCTGTTTAGTCAGTTTATCATACCTCTTCTTTGCTTCTTTGAGGTCTTTTTCGTACTCTTGGATGCTTTTCATTTGATGTAGGGACTATTGAAATAACGACGAAAGACAGTAATAACAATAATGGAAGTGCTAATGACACCAACCAGACCAAGGAAGGTAATAGCATCACCAGTGAAATTGTAAGTAGTAGGCATTTGTTTTTAGATTACTTTGTAATGATAACAGATTTAAGGTCAAAAGTCAAGGCATAGTGGACAGTTGCACAAGTGTCACACTGTTGGATCAAAGTATACGATTTGCTCTAACATTGGTAGGATTTCATACTCAATGTCATCAAGATGTTGGTTCATGATAGTCATGTCCATCATGTGAAGGTTATTTTCTCTAGTCACAACATCTTTGAGAATCTTGTATGCTTTCTCAATCTCAGGATAAGCATAAACTATGTTCATCACCATTGTCCACGTTGAATCAGAATCTTGCGAATTTCATTGTAAGCAAACTGTTGAATCTGCCTGTCAGCAGCATTATCCAGAACATAATACATTTTGTTCAAATACTCATCTTGAGTTGTAACTTTGACTACTTTTGCATTAGTAACTCCAAGACCAGAAATAGGAGAACCTGCTTTTACTTTGTTCTTACCAAAGTTACCAGAAACCCTGCCACTTGTGCGAAGTTTAGGTTTAATCTTGGAAAGATTAGAAGTAGTGAAGGAGTAAGTCATCTGTGATTCATTCATACAAGTATGATAGCACACAAAAGGGCACTGTGGGGATTTACTGTGCCACTTGTACAAGTGTCCTCTCGATGTCCTCTACAGTGCTTTGCAGTTTGTTATACAGGGCACTGAGGGATACTTTACCACTACCTTCCATAATCTTCTGCTCTTTCTTTGACAGCAACTGTAGGGCAGTCTTCAGTGCATCCAACTCATCAAGGTTCAAACGTACAAAATCTTCATCCATTGTCCTTTAATTCCTCATTTAAGTTCACTTCAATACCATCAGTAAGGTCTTTCAATCTATCAAAGAAATCTTCATCTAATGGAATCACTTTTTCTTTACCTGTTCTCACATCTTCTGCCATCTGCATCAAATGTTCAAGAAACTCTTTGGGTAAAGTATCATCATCACCAAGATATTGCCAGAACCAACTATAACATTCTTCATAGGGTTCATCATACCACATCAGGGCATAATCTTTATAGTTTCCTGTCATTAGGTCACTCCAGATTCTAAATGACCCACGAATGTTTTGCCATCCTGTCATCCAACAGTGACCAATCCAATACTCCCACCAATTTAGTTTTTTACTCATTAGATTAGTTTCCAATTTGGATCGTTAATCTTATCTATCCAAAAGAAGTATTGTTTGTTGATAGATGCAAGAAACAATTTGGTATCTGTCTCTTGTTCTACATGACAACCATGTAGTTTATCCATTATATTTGCAAACCTATTCTTTGCTTTATTGGAAATAGGTTGAACATTTACCATTTTACGTTTCACTTTAGTTTGCATCAATTTACTCCACAAAAAGACCACCAAGGTTGATCTTCACCTACAGTATCATCAAATGTGTAGATGTACTCACATCCACAATTTTTAGCATACTTATACATTTGCTGATGATTTTTGAAGTGTTTAGGATAGATTGAATCTTTATCAGTGTCTCCCCTTTCATAATAGTAAAGAGGTTGTTCTTCACGAGTATTAGTATAAGCATCTTGCTTGAAAGTAGATTCCCAAGTAGTATTTGTCTTTAGAGATGACATATCACCACCATCAATAAGATCAACAACCTTACTGCGTGCCTGATAATCTTCCTTTAGAATCTTACCATTGTGCTCAACACTACCATCCCAGTGACAATACACACCAGAATAAGTATTGTCTTTGTGTTTGATTGTAATGAAACTGCGAGTTCCCATGTGTTTTACTGATTACAAAGTAATCATAGCATACTGTCAAGGCATTTGGGGGGTTTGTGTGCCACTTCATCATCTGGCACAGAGTCTTCATTTCATTCTTCTACATCCCAAGGTGCTTTTTTGTTTAGTATTTCACGAAATCTCTTCTGTACTTCTGGGTCTGGTGGTTCATTCAACCTTTCTACAAGTGTATCAAAATCTTCTTTTGGTAGTACAATTGTTTCAGGTTTTTGAGACAATCTCAACTTACGTTCTGGACTGATAGTGAGATTGTAAGGGTCATCATAAGGATAAATGTATTCTTGCATCCAACCAATATTCAAACTTTCCCAAAACTCATCATATCCCCATACATCACCATCATCATAACAATCCAAGATATACAGAACATTACGAAATCCATCAAGGAAAAGTTCTAATTTCGTTGGTTCTTCAAATCTCATTTTCCCTCCAGTTCGGCAATCTTCAGGTAGAGTTCCTCAAGGTGTGATGTGAGTTTATACAGGTTGACTTCTCCCATATCATAGACACCATCGGTTGTGAGGTCTCCAAAGATTGTGCGCCAGTCGTCGGTGCGTTCAGTCATAATAACTTGGTATTCATAAGGTCATTATACAACAAAAAAGGGCACCTGTGAAGTGCCCTTGTGACAGTTTGAGAAGTGTCCTCAATAAGGCAAGTCACTTCTCTTCACTCTTTTTTTCATCGCTCTCTGTCTTTGATCGTGTCTTGATGCTGCCTCAAAATCACCACTTTGAGATGCTTCCTTTGATGATTTTTTAGCAGCAGTTATTTGTTTTTTAATGAGACTTTCCTTTTCCTTACTCATTCCCTGATAGGACATTTCCGCAACAAACTCCTGGAATGTTTTCATCTTATTTGAGAACTTTTGAATATTTATTATCGTAGCATCTCCTTCATTTTTTGTAAACAGTGATTAAATCCATCCACAAGTAATTCAGTATCCACATTCTGTGAACCAGCAGCAGATTGTGGTTCAGGCAACCAGGACTCCACCAAATCTACAATCTCATCACAACAATCAATAGAATATCCAAGTTCATCTCTCACCCTATTCCAGAGTTTTTGTGCTTGGTATTTTTTAATCAACCTATCTACAACTTCATCCACAGGTTTTGGATTATCTTTCTCGTCCCACTCTACTTCATCATAATGTTCAGGTTCATCAGGACAATAAGGTTCAGTATTCTTTGATTGTGCTGCCTCATAACCTTTCTGGAATATTGAGAATGAATTCATATTATGTTCCATATCAGGATAATACCCATAAGCATCCTTATATGCTTCTTCTACTACTGATTTTTGTTTAGGATAAGCATCTTTGATTTTCTTGATAAGAGGTATGGTATTATGAGCATACTCAACATACTTATCAATCAATTGAAGTTCTTCAAGTGTGAGTTCAAGTGTGATTTTTTCAGTCATCGGAGGTTCTTCTTAATTTCATTAAAACAATCATTCCAACCTTGATTATATCCCATTTCATCTTCTTCATATTCTAACTCATCAGGCAACCATTCGGCAACAACATTCACGATCTCATTTGCGATTACATCTTTGGATTGGACGAAGTTTGCCGTCTCATACCATTCTACAAGTAGTTCTTTGAGTGTTTGTGGTTTTAGTTCTTCCACTCTCTTATACTTCACACCCATAATGGTTGCGTATTCTCCTTCTATGAGAACTTTTGAGATGTCGGTTTCAGTCATCCTCCCACATCTCCACTCACTACAATAGGTTCTACATCACCACAGACAACTTCTGCGTTCATTTGTTCCATAATTATAGACACCTTATCCATAACTCTTTCTCTGGTTTCTTGTGTCCAAATGCTGTTTCCAACAATATTCAAACTTTTATAAAGAGTGTTATGAATTACCATAAGGTCTGCTGCTGATAGTTTAGTCATTTATCTTTCCAAGTAAAATCAAGAAGTAGTTTAGTAAAGTATCTCACAACACGATTTGGTTTCTTTTTCAGATACACTTTGATGTTTGGTTTGATGTCCCAGTATCCTACCTCATCTTTACCAATTCTAAACTCTGTGCTCCAATCTACAGCACTGCTCACACCAAGAGTAGAACAATCTAAATTACCTATTGTAAGTTTGAGTGGAAATTGTCCGTGTTCCTTAGCGTATTCAAAGTTCTCAATAATTCTATCAAACTTTTGATTATACTGATACTCTTGATAGCATTTGAGTTGTGCGAACTTGTACTCTACATCCTCAATCTGTTTATCAATCTTCTCATCCAGTTCTTGTGAGATTTCTTCTAATGACTTGCGTGGTAATTCAAATGAACCTTTAAGTTCAGGAGCAACATAAGGAATGGTGAAGTATTCTTTTGCAATCTCATATCGTTCATTATCTTCATCCATAGAAGCAACCAAAGCCATAGTATCAAAGACATTTTTTATATCTTTGATGGTTTTGAGTTTGCTTGTATCAAGTTTATGATTTAGTCGTTCAGTCATTTTCTAATCACAGCAATTACTTTACGATTTGGATACTTCTCTACAATTATATCACGAGCACTCTCATAATCAATAGCATCCTTTACGGTTTCATAA